GAGCTGATCCGCCTGGCGCTGCGCGGCACGTTCGAGACGGTGAGCGAGGCCGCCGCCGCCGATGTTACGGATGAGGTGGTGGCCGTGCCGCGCAAGGGCGATTGGCTCCAGCTGCCGCACCGCAATATCGCCGTCGCCGGGTTCGCCGGCAAACATGCGGCCGGCGCGGCGCTGGTCGCCG